TAAATTAACAGCAATAAGTAGAGATGAAGAAAAGGAATGGGAAACTAGTGGTGAAGAAGATGGCCTTGAATATGACGCATGAGGACAGCGAGTTTGTCCAACATGAACCTTGTCCAGAATGCGGATCAAGAGATAATCTTGCTAGGTATGATGATGGACATGCGTACTGCTTTGGCTGTAATTACAGAGAAAAAGCAGGAGGAGAACAGAAAGTAGTAATGAACAAAGGAGATAAGGATATGAATTTTGTTGATGGTGAAGCAACAAACCTAAGTACTCGTGGTATTTCATTAGATACTTGTAGGAAGTGGGACTACGTGGTTGGAGAAGTTGGAGGACAACCAGTACAGATTGCTAACTATAAGGATGCAAGTGGAAACAAAGTAGCACAGAAGATTAGGTTTAAGAATAAAGACTTCCATACAAGAGGTAACATGAAGGAAGCTGGATTGTATGGCGAACACTTATGGTCTGGTAAAGGTAAGAAAGCTATTGTTTGTGAAGGTGAGTTAGATGCATTGTCTGTATCACAAGCACAAGGTAATAAGTGGCCTGTATACTCAGTACCTAATGGTTCAGCAGGTGCTTCCAAAGCTATTCGTAAGAGTATAGAGTTACTAACTGGTTATGAAGAGGTTATCTTCTGCTTTGATAACGATGAACCCGGAGTTAAAGCATCAAGAGAATGTGCACAAGTATTACCTCCCGGTAAGGCTAAGATAGCAAAGCTACCTTTAAAGGATGCAAATGAAATGCTCACTAAAGGTAGAGTAAGTGAGTTGATTAATTGTATTTGGCAAGCTAGGGTATACAGACCTGATGGTATTGTTAATGGTAAAGACTTGTGGGATATAGTTAGTGCTGAAGATTCAATGGCATCCTGTAATTACCCATATGAAGGGTTAAATAGAAAAACTCTTGGTATGAGGAGAGGAGAGATAGTTACTGTTACTGCTGGTGCAGGAATAGGTAAGTCACAAGTATGTAGAGAGTTAGCAAATCATGTACTTAATCAAGAGGAAACTATAGGGTACATTGCATTAGAGGAATCTAACAAAAGGACTGGTCTTGGTTTCATGGGACTCTACTTAAATAGACCTCTACATCTAGGTAATATAGAGGTAACAGATGAGGAGTTTAAAGATGCTTTTGACCATACACTTGATACTGGTAGGATATACTTATATGATCATTGGGGTTCACTTGAAGGTGATAACCTTCTTAATAAGATACGTTACATGGTTACAGCCTGTGGATGTAGCTTCATTATTCTGGATCACATATCTATTGTCGTATCAGGTATAGAAGATGGAGATGAGAGAAGGACTATAGATAACTTAATGACTAAACTACGTGGTTTAGTTGAGGAAGTAAACTGTGGATTAATACTTGTGTCACACCTTAAGAGACCACAAGGTAATAGAGGACATGAGGATGGAGCACAGACTAGTATGGTACAGCTTCGTGGATCTGCGGCTATAGGACAGTTATCTGACATTGTTATAGGATGTGAGAGAGATCAACAAGGTGACAACCCAGATCGAACTACTGTCCGTGTATTAAAGAATAGGTGGACAGGTGAAACTGGAGTAGCATGTTACCTAGATTACAATCATAAAACAGGTAGATTAACAGAAGTTCCTGAGGATGAGCTTCCCTTTGATGAGGAAGAGGAAGAATTCTAATGAATCTCTTTGAGAATCTACATTCAGATGCTTGTTCAATATGTGGACAAACTGAACATGAAGATGGTGAAGGAGTACAGGGTATGTTTGGTATGATGCCAGTAACATTTTGCCAGATGTGTCTTAATTCAATGGTTGCAATGGTACAGGATATAACTGAGGGGGAAGATGAGTAAATGCATATTTGATATAGAAACTGATGGACTCTTAGAGACTATGACTAAAGTTCATTGCATAGTTATCTATGATATTGACAATGATAAGATGCATTCATTTGATGGACAAGATACTAGACTAAGATTTGATGACGCACTATTTTTGCTAAAAAATTTTTCGGAGATTATAGGACACAACATTTTGAATTTTGACCTTCCTGCTCTGAAAAAGATTTTCAATTTTGAACCAGAACCTACACAAATTATAAGAGATACACTTGTCTGGTCTAAACTAGTGTACCCAAACAGAGGACAGAGGGATGCAGACAATAAAGCTATTGATAAGGATCAGTATGGTAGACACTCATTGAAATCATGGGGGCAACGACTTAACTTTCCAAAGAATGACTTTGATGAATTTGAGGAGTTCAGTCAGGAGATGTTAGAGTACTGTGAGAATGATGTAGAACTTAACTATAAACTATACTGTAAGTTAATTGAAGCAAACTTTTCAGATGAATCTGTACAGCTTGAACATGAGATACACACTATTTGTTTGAAGCAAACTGATAATGGTTTTCCATTTGATGTAGAAAAAGCTACTAAGTTGTACGCTAAACTAGCAGAGAAGAGAGATAGACTACAGAAGGAACTAAAGGAAGTGTTTGGTTCTTGGATTGTGGATGAAGGAGAAAGGAAGAATGGATCTTACAATAAGATTAAGATTGTAGACTTTAATCCTAACTCTAGAAAACATATAGCTAAGAGACTCACCGAGTTGAGAGGATGGAAACCTAAAGAGTTCACACCAACTGATGAACCAAAGGTCGATGAAGATATACTATCTAAGTTAGACTATCCTGAAGCTCAACTCATGGCAGAGGCATTCAGAGTTAATAAACTCATAGCCCAACTATCGGAAGGTAAACATGCATGGTTATATCACGAGAAGAATGGAAGAATTCATGGATCGGTTAATACAATGGGTTCAATCTCAAGCAGATGTTCTCATTCCCATCCTAACATCGGTCAAGTACCTAGTGTCAAAACAGAATACGGAAAGGAATGTAGAGAATTATTTTATGCACCACAAGGCTGGAGTTTACTTGGATGCGACATTAGCTCTCTTGAAATTAGGATTGTGTCTCACTATCTTGCTGCTTTTGATGGTGGTTCTTACGCTAAAACTGTGGTTACTGGTGATATACACGAGGCTAATAGGAAAGCCACTGACTTACCTAGCAGGGATCAAGCTAAGACTTTTATTTATGGACTATTATATGGAGCAGGAGAGGCTAAACTTGGTCAGATTGTGGGCAAAGATAAAGGGGAAGGTAGGAAATTAAAGAATAGATTCTTCAAGAAAGTTCCTGCGTTCCAGAAGTTGAGAGAGAAAGTATTTAAGAAAGCAGAAAGAGGTTATCTATATGGATTAGATGGAAGGAAAGTTCCAGTAAGATCTAAACACTCTGCACTCAACACTCTCTGCCAATCAGCAGGAGCTATTGTATGTAAGAAGTGGGTAGTTGAATTTCATAAGATGATGAGTTTGTTAGGATTCAAAGAAGATGTTGATTACCAACAAGTTGCTTTTGTTCATGATGAGATACAAGTGCTTGTTCGTAGTGGGCTTGAGGATGAGGTAGGTAAAACTGCTGTAAAAGCAATAACTAAATCTGGTGCTCTACTTAACTTAAGAGTACCACTAACAGGTGAGTATAACTTCGGTGCTAATTGGGCTGAAACTCACTAATATAAAAGGGGAATATGAAGTTACTTGTAGATGGCGACATTTTAGTTTATAAAAATTGTTTAGCTAGTGAGCGAGAAGTTGATTGGGGTGACGATATATGGACACTTCATTGTGACTTTAAAGATGTGAAGGGACTTATTGATAATGAACTAGACAAATTATTAGATGTAACTAATGCAGATATGTTAGTTGTTTGTTTAAGTTCTCATGATAATTTTAGGAAAGACTTAAATCCAGAGTACAAAGCTAAACGTAGAGGCACTAGAAAACCTGTGTGCTATGTTCCTGCACGAGAGTACTTAAGTGAGACTTACCCCACACTTCAATCTAAGTGGTTGGAAGCGGATGACATAATGGGTATCAAGTGTACTGAAGATCCTAAGAATACTTGTATAGTATCCACAGATAAAGATCTATTAACTATTCCCGGTCAGCATTGGGATTATGAGAGTGAAGAAATGTATACTATATCTGATAAGGTAGCAGAGAAAAACTTTCTTATACAAACATTATCAGGTGATCAAGTTGATGGGTACTCAGGATGCACAGGTATTGGTAAGGTATCTGCTAGTAGAATTATTGAAGAAGCAGATGAGAAAGGAAAAGATAGGTGGAAATCAGTATTAAAAACTTATAAAGAGAAGGGGTTTAAAGAAGATTATGCTATTCAGCAAGCACGTATGGCATATATATTACAAGAAGAGCAGTTTAATGGAGTAGATAAATATCCTACTCTATGGAAGCCTTCTTTAAAAAAAAATTAATACATGAACCAAGACTATGGAGGGGGAAATGAGTAACTATGGAATGCATAGAGAGAATGACCAAGAGAATATGAAGAGGTTAAATAAATTTGAAAAGGAAGAGGTAACAAATCCTAAACATTACAATGAGTTAAAGTCTGAACCACTTGATTATATAATAGCAAATGAGTTAGACTTTCTAGAAGGTAATGTAGTTAAATATGTATCACGTTACACATACAAAGGTGGAGTAAACGACTTACTAAAAGCAAGGACTTATTTAGAAAGATTAATAGAGAGAGAAAAAGATGGCAGATAATTATTTACCTACACAATACCAACAGTACATACACTTATCAAGGTACTCACGTTGGGATTATGATAAGAACAGAAGAGAAACATGGAAGGAAACTGTAGATCGTTACTTCAATTTCTTTAGAAAACATTTAGAAGAGAATTGTAATTATGTTGTAGACAAAGGTTTAGAAACTAGACTGAAGAAGTCAGTACTAAACCTAGAAGTTATGCCATCAATGCGTTGTTTAATGACAGCAGGAAAGGCATTAGAGAAAGAGAATATAGCAGGATATAATTGTGCGTATATTCCTGTTGATACTCCTAGATCATTTGATGAAATATTATATGTACTCATGAATGGTACAGGTATAGGTTTCAGTGTCGAACAAAAGTATACAAGTTTATTACCTCCTGTACCGCACAAACTATATCAAACTGATACAGTTATAGTTGTAAGAGACTCTAAGTTAGGATGGGCTAAGAGCTTCCGAGAACTTATCTCCCTATTGTATAATGGTTTGATTCCAAGATGGGACATGAGTGGAGTCAGGGAAGCTGGTTCTCCATTGAAAACATTTGGTGGTAGAGCAAGTGGGCCTGAACCTTTAGATAGTTTATTTAATTTTACAGTAGCTAAGTTTAAAGGAGCTACAGGAGCTAAACTAACATCAGTAGAGTGTCATGATATAGTATGTAAGACTGCACAGGTTGTAGTAGTTGGAGGAGTACGAAGGAGTGCATTACTATCCTTAAGTGATATAGGTGATGAACAGATGCGTACCTGTAAATCAGGTGAGTGGTGGCACACTGAACCACAGAGAGCACTATCAAATAACTCCGCAAACTACCACGCTCATCCTGATGTTGGTACATTCATGAAAGAATGGCAAGCATTATATAACTCTAAGTCAGGTGAGAGAGGTATATTTAGTAGTGCCAATGCTAAGAAACATATTGAAAAGCTGGAGGATAGGAGAGAAGCTATAGAAGACTTTGGTACTAACCCATGCTCTGAGATTATACTAAGACCGAGAGAGTTTTGTAATTTAACTGAAGCAGTAGTGAGACCAGAGGATACTAAAAATTCTTTAGGTAGAAAGATTGTACATGCCACTATACTAGGTACATGGCAGTCTACTCTAACTAACTTCAGGTACTTAAGTAGTAGATGGAAAACAAATTGTGAAGAAGAGAGACTACTTGGTGTGTCTTTAACTGGTATTATGGACTGTCCACTAACCAATGGATCAAGTGGAGAGAACTTACCTTCACTACTAACACACCTAAAAGAAGTAGCAACATCAACTAACAAGGTACATGCTGAAGAGATTGGTATTAACCCTTCAGCTAGTGTAACCTGTGTTAAACCTTCTGGAACAGTAAGTCAATTAGTTGACTCTGCTTCTGGAATCCACACACGCCACAGTCCTTTCTACATTAGAACAGTAAGATCTGATGTAAAAGATCCCCTGTGTAACCTTCTGATTGATAGTGGAGTACCACACGAGCCGGACATAACTAATCCTAGTAACGTGATGGTCTTTTCATTCCCCATGAGATCCCCTGAGTCATCTCTAACTAGAAAAGATTTCTCTGCTATCAGTCAGTTGGAACTCCACAGATTATATTCCCAATTCTGGGCTGAACATAAAGTTAGTCAGACAATTTCAGTTAAGGAAAATGAATGGATAGAGGTTGGTTCATTTGTGTATAAGAATTTTGAAGATATATCAGGAGTATCTTTCTTACCTTACTCTGATTATGTTTATGAGCAAGCTCCGTACACGGAATGTTCAAAGAAAGAATTCAATAACTTAGCTAAACAAATGCCTGATATTAATTGGAGTTTATTAACAAATTATGAATCATTAGATAACACTACTTCTTCCCAAGAACTAGCGTGTACTAGTGGTTCTTGTGAAATCTAGTATAAAAATGGACATTTATGGACTATAACTTAGTTACTAAAGACTTACTTGAGTATCTTTCTAGGATGTTTCCTGATAGATTACCTCCTAAAGATACTACATTAGAAGAACTTTATTTCTTACAAGGACAACAATCCGTTGTTGATAGGTTAAAACAATTATACGAGGATGATAATGGGTGGGAGAACAGCACCTCCAATGCCTAAGATGCCACCTCCAATACCGCCTCCTGCTGAAGTTGATAGACCAGAAATAGCACAAGCGGAAATGGAAATGGCTGCTCCTAAACAGGCTACCACAGGTAAAAGCAGAAAATATAGAGTTAAAGCTAAAAGATCTGGAACAAGCAAATCCCATTCAAAGTATAAAGGGGGAGGTCTAGCTGGCTACACGCAGAGAAAGGCTGGTAATAAGTAACTTTTAATAACACACACACCATGAGCACACTAAATAACTATTTAACAGTAAGACCTATACAATCAGAAGAAGAACGATTAGAAGTATATAAAGAAGCTGAGAAAGATGGCAATAGACATCCACTTATGCCAACTCATATAGTTAAAAAAGGTGAGGATATTGTAGGAGCTTTTTGTCTTTACAGTCCTACAGTATACTGGTGGATGCATACAACAAAAATAAGAGGGAGAGACTCGTTCTCTATATTCCAGACGATGAGTGCTCTTTTAGCAAATGAAGGTGTAAATAGGTTTATACTCCCATGTGAACCGGAGTCTCCTTATTTTAATCTTCTATCAAAAAAACTAAGTTACCATCCCGGCACTGATGGCGGTGATTGGAGACTATTTATCAATGAAAGTTAATATGGGTGGATCAACAGGAGAAGTACTATCTAAAGCTAGAGATTATCGAAAAGAAAAATTAGGTAAACTTCAAGCACATACTGAAAGGCAGACAAATCAATTAGCTAAAACTGCTGAAGCGAATGTTCAAGGAGCTATGGATAATACATTTGGTGCGGCTGGTAGAGAGATTGGTAAAGGAATGGATCTAATTACTGGGCGTGGGGGTAGTGGTGGTGGTGGAGGTAGCGATGGATCTGCCTCTGCAAATTACACCAGTAAAACTGGTAAAGCGTCACAAGGAGCAGGAAAGAAAGCGGACTTATCTAAGGATAAGAAAAAGAAAACAGGCGGTAAAGCCTCATTATATGCTAAGAAATAAAGGAGACTATGAAAGAATTCATTAAAACATTAGATGACTTACGACCAGAGGATATAAGATTTCCCTTTGATCCTTTAAATAAGAAACTCTGCTTTGGTGGAGGGGGAGGAGGAGGCGGCCCTGTAACAAAAATTGTACAAAAGGCTGAACGATTTGCTAAGAAAGGTACTGATGTTGTTGGAGACGCAGTGTCCGCTGGTACTGAT